CACGTGAAGCTGTTCAATTAATTGCCAGTGATGCACGTGAAGCAACAAAACTACTTGCCAGTAATGCTGCGGATGCCGTAAAGGTTACTAATATAAAAGGTTCTGATGACCATGATCTTTTAATCGAATTAAGAACAATTATGAATGGATTGCGGACAGATGTTAATAATCTAAAAAACGGTAATGTTGCTTCGAAGGATTTTGATGATTTAAAACTGAAATTTGATGTCAAAAATGAAAAACAGGATGCTAAGATTGAGGCATTAGAAAGTAAAACTGCTAATTATACGATTACAATGGTACTTTATTCTATTGCTGTTGCTTTTATGATTGGCCTCACTCTTTATCACATGATAAGTAAGGGTTAAATAAGTGTAAAAATGAGGTGGAAAAGTAATATACAGGAATGGAAAGCGGGCGATAAGGTATTTCGTAAACATAGAAGGTGGCTTATCTTCCCTAAAATAATAGGACTTGACTGGCGTGTTTTTGAATGGGCAGAATGGCTTGAATCAGCAGAGGAGAAGAAAATTATTGATTTCCTTGAATGGAAAGATGAAAAATGGCTAAACTAAAATGATACAAAAACTTAATAATTTTACGTTAGACGAATTAGTCTGCCCGCACGTGTACGAGAAGTACGGTGCCTTTGCTTATAACTTCTTTGATCCGAGATTATTAATTACGGTGGAAACTCTGAGGGATCGAATCAATAAAGCAGTCTTTATCAATAACTGGCAGGAACATGGACCATTTTCTCAAAGAGGGTTACGCTGCCCGGAGTGTCAAATACCAAAAGACTATGCAGCAAAAGGGATCCTTTATATGTCAGCTCATCCTTTAGGCAAAGGCTTTGATTTTGATGTCGAGGGCCTTTTAGCAGGCGAAGTAAGAGAATGGATTAAGGTCCATGCAAACTGGTGGCCATATCCGATAAGACTTGAAGATGGGGTAACTTGGATTCACTTAGATTTATATAATGACACAGAAAATAAAGTAATACTATTTAATGCATAATATTATGAAAAATCTATTATTGATCATTTGGAATTTCTTCTTTGAAAAGTTCTGGACAAAATTTGCCCTGATAGCTTTTACTGTTTTACTTTCCTTTTTCAGATGGGAAGGTTGGCCGTTTATCTTTCTGCTCGCATTATTTGTAGGATGGCTACTCATTAAAAAACCAAAGGCATGAAAATGAAAGACATTTTTCAATACGTACTTGGAGCGTTAATCGTAGCCGGGTTTTTTACATTGCTTTATTTACTTGTGAGTAAAACGGTACCGGAAATAAATAAAGACCTGCTTAACCTTGTTGTCGGGGCCCTGATCGGATCCTTTGCAACTGTGGTTGGTTATTTCTTTGGATCTTCAAAAGGCTCTGCAGAAAAGACAGAGTTACTTTCAAAAAAAGAAGGGGATACGTTATGACAGCAATTATCGCATTTCTCAAAAAGTGGATTCTTTACGCAATAGGACTTATCTTCATTATCCTGATAGTTTTTATTAAAGGATGCAGTTATGGCAAGTCAAGGGTAGTCTGCCCGACAATAATAACCGGAACGACATTAAAGGTAGATACTGTTACTCATTATGTTTATAATATTTGGCCTTGGTACGTTCAGGGCGAAAAGGAAGTGATCGAAGTTCCGATACCTACAGTTGTTGATACCGCATTTATTCTCAGGGATTATTTTGCTAAGCATGTTTTTAACAGAGAATGGAAAGATTCGTTATTAGCAGTTCAGATGATTGATACAATTTCACGAAACAAGCCGGTCGGCAATGCCTTTAGTTATAAAATTCTCCGACCCCAATCAATTACTTACACGACGGTTGATAATTCGGTTCATTATGCAAAATATCTATATGTCGGTGGAAGTATTCCTGTTAATGATATAAAATATGCAGATTTTGGCCTATTCTATGCGTTTCCTGCCGGTTTAGTCGGAGCAGGGTATAATCCCGCTTTAAAAAGTGTGCAGGTCACAGGAGCGTTAAAGCTGTTTAAATTCAAATAGGGTTTCTTCATTTTTCATAGTTTCAGGGTTTAGTTTAATTGAGAGCGGGGAGTTAGTCAGATTTCTCCCTGCTTTTTTATTAGCATATTCTGAAAATAGTTTATATTTGCTTGTTGATAACCGTAAAACATTGCTCATAACTATCGTTCTTTAAATTATTCTATAATACTGGTATTGTTTAATTTTACCGTTGATTATTAGCGTAATCATGTGTAAATTAAGAAAAACATATCAGGAACATACGGGCCTCGCGCTCTTTTCGGATACCGAACAAATTCTATTTGCTCATGGTTACGCTACCGATCAGACACGGGGCCTTATAACTTATTCCTCCCCTTTGCTGATTATATCGAGCACAAACCCGGAACGTACAGAATAAGAAGTATGGATAGATAAAAAAATCCGGGCAACAATTTACACCTATTGACCCGGTCAGTGATGATTTTAAAATTCAATTCCATCCTTTTCTGATTAGGTTGCTTCTTTTCTGAGTGTATTTCAAAAATACAAAACAGATATGATGAAAAATCACTGAATAGAGGTGGTATATCTTAGAGATAAAAAGAGTAGCAAACAGCCTGAAAAATTACAATATACACTCAAGAGACTTTTTAAACCTTTGTAATTATTTGATTTAATGTTTATTGAATAGGTGCGCACACTTTGACCCCATGCAAGTATTCTAAACCAACTGAACTACACCCCGAAATTTCGATAACCAGTGATTTTCCTATGATTTGATGCAGGTTTTTGAATCTTGACCTTTAAACTTAGTTTAAGAAAGTTTAATCTTTTTTGAGGTTTTTACACTCAAGCTTCACGCAAGAGATTATATTTGTAAAAACCTGACCTATGGCATCCTTAAAACCTGTTACAAAGAACGACTATACAAATATAGACGGCAAAGCTAATATTAAAATCCGAATTTCCCATGGAGGGAAAGTAAGATATATTAAAACACCTTATAATATTGAGCCTCATTTTTTGGGGCCGGATGGACATATTAAAAAATCTTATCTTGGGCATACTTCATTAAATGGGGCCCTGCTTAAATTGATGTTAGAATATAATAATATCATTCAAGAAATCGGCCCTTCCATTCGTTACATGGACATTAGCACATTATTAAAAAAGCTCAAAAGGAATGAACCGGAAGGGGCCAGCTTTATAAAATACTTAGAAATAAGAATAAAGACTTTGCGATCAGAAGGCCGGGATTCATACGCTGACAGCTATATGGTCACAGAGGTTCATTTAAAAGAGATGACTGGCAAAGATGACATCCTGTTCAAGGAAATTAATATAGACTTTTTAAACCGGTTCCAAAGACATTTAATTTTAACCAGGCATTCAAAAGTCAATACTATCCGCATTTACTTAAACAATATCCGGGCGATATTTAATCATGCCATTGATAATGAAGTGATACGACAAGAGATATTTCCATTTAGGAAGTTTAAAATCAAACAGGAAGAGCCGGAAAAGAGGGCTTTGGAAGTTAATGAGATTAAAAGAATGATGACCGGGCCACATTTACCGGGCCAACAAAAAGCAGTTGACATTATGATGCTTTCCTTTTTTTTGATCGGAATAAACATGAAGGACCTGCTTTATGCGAAAGAATCTCAAATTAAAAAAGGCCGGTTAATCTATAAGAGATTCAAAACTAAGGATAAAGTGAAAGAGAACATCTCTATTAAGATAGTGCCTCAGGCAATGGAAATCATCAACAAATATCACGGAGAAAAATATCTTTTAAACTTTCTGGACAAAGATGATTCTTACACTCATTTTAAAAGTGTGATTGGTAATATCAATTTAAGATTACGGCTTGTTGCGAAGTATTATAACCTGCCAGATCATCTGTCAACTTATTATAGCAGACACAGCTGGGCAACGATAGCTTCAAAGATAGGTATAACAGAAGATACTATAAGTCATGCGTTCGGTCATCTTAAGAACCGGACGACAAACGTATATATTTCATACGATTTGACTTTGATAGATAAGGCAAATGAAAAGGTTATAAAATCCCTTTATCAATGAGCTTTTTTAGTAGTTCATTTGTTTGTTTTTGAAGTTCAATTCGCTCATTTATCTTTGAGTACCAGCAAACTATTTCCCTGATTACCATTAATAATACTATCGCTATTGCAATAACAAACAAAATACTTATTATGTCCATTGTATAAAAGTTAGTTAAAGAATGATATATAATTTATGTGAAACCCATATTACCCGGAGCGATTTAACTTTTCCCGATCCGGTAAATTGACCATACGCTTAACGGTCTGTTCTAACTTTTCAATTCGTTCAATAAGCTCTTTAATTTGCAAATAATTTGCAATTTCGCTGTTCGGTTCCTTTGATCGATCATTGTGAATAATATACTCATGATTTAATCCCGGCAACTCCTCTGATAAGTGGTTAAGTTTTTCAGAAGTTAATTCTTTTTTTTCAATCCAATTATATAAAGTTCTCTTTGTTACCGATTTAACGGTATTAGCAAACTCATTAAATGATTTGTCTGTTAGGCATTCTATTGAATATTTAAGCCTACCTCCTGCTTTATTTAAATCTGGTTTATCCAAGTTCTATTATTTAAAATGAATTTAAATTGCAATTAAAATGCAATTAATTGTAAAAATGTTGCAATTAATTGAAAATACTGTTTTATCTTTGCTAAGTATTAACAAAATTAAAAACAATTATTGTGCAAAACAATACCATTAAAAAAGGATTTCGGGAGGCTTACGATGAACTTCCGTACAAAAACAGAGAAACAGTACAGGTAGAGATTATGAAAAAGTTACACATCTCACTATCAACCTTTAACAATAAAAAAGCGGGGCGAACAAGTACCCGGCAAATAGAAGTACCGATCATTAGATCAGTATTTAGAAAATATGGAGTTGAAATGAATTGAATTAAAAACTAACGACTATGAATCATTTGTACCTAATCCCGGCAATTTTTGAAATAGGAATGGCAATTTATCTGATTATCCTATTAATAAAACTTATAAAATCATCAACTGCAAAGAACAGAGCAGCAAAATTATAAACTTAAAACCGCAAAGAAATGAAAATTAAACAAATCAAATCGCAAAGCAGACGTGACTTTACTGCAATTTATGAATGTGAACATTGTGGAAATACCATTGAAGGTGGTGGATATGATGATTCTTATTTTCATCAATCTGTCATCCCAAATATGACTTGTAAAAAATGTGGGAAAAAGGCCGCTGACGATTACAGGCCATTAGCGACTAAGTATGCTGATAACGAAGTTGTTTAACACTTTGCGGTCGGGTGCGGTATCTCTATTTGTTGAGAACTAAACCGCACTCGTTACCGCTTAAAATACTCACTAATACCTTACGACTATGGAAACTTACAAACTACGAAAACGAAACCGAATATCCCGGAAAAGCAGGAGAGATTATCCCTCAATATCGAGACAGGAAATAAATGTTATCGAATATTTAAGGACAGGGCTTACACATAAAGAGGTAGCCTGTCGGTTGCACATTGAAACGTCAACCGTATCAAAACACGTTCAGAATGTCTCTAAACGATTTAAGATCAACAAAGAGACGGCTTTGATTGACAGGTATCTTCATAAAAACATGGCATTATAGATTTTGGCTACGATGGAAACATTGACCGTAAGAGAGCTTGAGTTAATTCAAGTTGCTGCAGACATAGCTATTGACAGGACATTAAAAGTGCTGAAGATAAAGGTCGATACTTATAAAGTCTGGATCACACAAAATCAGGCCCGGACGATCTATGGAGTATCCGTTGATAAACTTAAAAGAGCTGCAATGGTCGGACTGGTCCGGAAAAAACAGACACAACGATGTGGTGTTAACTCGCCTATTCTTTATCATAGAAACGATGTAATGAAACTTGCAAATTTAACAGAATGAAAAAAGACGATTATACCGGAGATGTAGCGGTAGACCTTTGTAAACTGTATTGTTTAAACTGAACTATTAAAAATAAAACCAAATGAATTTACTTGAATTTAATTATCCAAAACCAAATGGAGTTGATATGGTTTTCAGCACATATAGAACCATTCCTGAATTATTAAAAGAAGCTAAAGAAAGAATGTATTATAATGGACATACACCTTATAATAAATTATTCTCTGACCTCTTCTTTAGTGGTGGTAAGGTCATATTCAAAAAAGATATTGATGACGTAAAACGTAAAGAGATATGGCTTTATTGCCGTTCATTCATGTCAAGTTTTGAACCTAAACATGAAGAAAAAGAGGCTATCTGTGCTATGCTTATGAGTGAAATACTTGAGCCAATATTAGATAATAAATAAGTAAAATGATAGATACAATTATCATCCATCAACCCAGCGATCCTTATTCAGATTGCGATTTCCGAAATACAGACGAGCCGGAGAGAGTATTTGACAATCCCTGCCCGACTTGTGGCTTATCACTCGACTATGAAGGCGATATAAATGACATGTGTAAATGTAATTAAACTAAATACTATGAGTATAACAGGAAAAGATTTAATTGAAAAAGTCTGTCAAAAGTTAAGAGAAGAGAATGTTTTGCTTTACGATTCGAATATCAGGCAAAAAATTGAATCTCTGACATCTATGCAACTCAATGATCTTGTAAATTCAGTCGAACAGGCTCATTTAAAAGCAGAATCAGCAATGAGTAACCTGCACAAGATAGACATTGAAGTAAGAGAATTAAGTAAAACCTAACAAAATGAAAACTACAATTACAGATGTTAAATTCACTAAAGAGTATGATTCTAAGTTTGGCAAACTCTATTCTTTCAAAGTAAGTTATGATGGCCGTTCCGGTTATTACAGTTCCAAGTATAAAGATCAGACTAAGTTTATCGCCGGGCAAGAGGCTGAATTTACAGAGGAGACAAAGACAAATACTAATGGCAGTTATATTGTCATTAAGCCTCCAATGCAAAATAAGCAGTCCAATTTTGGCAAGGCTCTGAATAAAGAGAAGTCCAGGTATTCCGGTTTTGCTGTCAGTTATAGTAAAGACCTGGTTTGTGCAGGTAAATTAGAACTTACAGAACTTGCCCCGCACGCATGGACATTGTTTGAACTTATGGTCGAAATGGACAAAACCCTCGAATCATGATTGGCATGGAAGAATATATATTTGAAGAAGCCGCATTTGTGGAATGGCAAAAATGGTTAAACCAATGGCGCCATGATTATGAACTTGAAATTCTCCATACTGAAATAAAAGGAGACAAGGCAGTTATATTATTAAAACGTACTCATAAAAAACATCAATCATGATAGTTCATAATATAGAACAAAAATCAGAAGCATGGTTTGAGGCTCGATGCGGACGTGTAACAGGTACGCGATTTTCTTCTTTAGTATCAGGAGAAACTACAAAAGGATATAGAGACCTGCTTACCAATATTGCTTGTGAAATAATCACTGGCAAAGCGGAAGAAACGTATTCTAATGGTATTATGGAACATGGCATAGAAACAGAACCTATTGCAAGGGCTGTTTATGAATCTATGTTTGATTGTGAAGTTAAGACAACTGGATTCATAACACCGGAAGAAGATCATAAATATCATGACTGGATCGGTATTTCACCAGACGGACTTCTTAATGAAGGAATATTAGAGATAAAATGCCCTTTGATGAGAACTCATTTTGAATATATTGAGGCTAATAAATTACCTTCTGAATATCGCTATCAGGTACAAGGTCAGTTATTCGTTACCGGACTTTCTTACTGCCATTTTATGAGTTATGTCGAAGGGATGAAACCTTTTGTTATTCCGGTGGTTCCTGATCAGGAATTATTTGCAGAATTTGAACGGAGACTCGATGCCTTAATCATTCAGGTACAAAACAAATTAGAAACCTATCATAAATATAATTACGATGAATAAAGCAATTTTACATGGTTTTGTAGGAAAAGACCCGGAAATCAAAAAAACCGGTTCGGACAAGAAGGTCGGTAAATTCAGTTTTGCCACAACTTCATTCCGGAAAGATAAAGACGGAAATAAAATAACAGACTGGCATAATATTGTCGTCTGGGAAAAACTCGCTGAACTTTGCGAAAAGTATGTAAAGAAAGGATCTGAACTTATTATTGAGGGTGAAATATCATACCGGAATTACACTGATAAGGATGGAGTGATAAAATACTTTACGGAAATCATCTGTAATAGTCTTGAATTTTGCGGAAAGAAAGAAGCTGATCAACCTAAAGCAGAGGACAAACAAGGCGAATGGCAGGGTAAAAAGCAGGTCGGGCCAATGTCAGATATTAATGATCTGCCGGGTGCTATTGATGATGGACAACCGTTCTAATGATTAAGATTCAATACATAGGGTTAAAGCAAAAAGGTAATTCCTTCCGGGTAGTCAGTAAAGAGAATTTCAAAAAAGAACTGGACCTGCTCCCGGATGGACGTTACCGGGTAACCGTTGATAAATACCGTAAGAGTAAATCTAATCCGCAACTTGGTTATCTGTTCGCTTGCATATATCCATTAGTCCTGAAAGCGCTTAATGATGCCGGATGGGAATACACTTCCGTTGATCAGGTTGATATTAAGTTAAAGTCAATGTTTGCGGGACAAGAAATAGTCAATCGCAATACCGGAGAAATTGAAACTATTCCGCAACTTAAAAGAGATATGACAACCACGGAATTTTCAACTTATACAAATGCTATACGTGATTGGTGTTCTGAATATCTTAATACTTATATCCCGGAACCAATGGAAAACTTTGAAATACAATACCATGATGAACTGTAACCACTACCCTGACATTGATCAGGAAGAAGAATTTTCAGCTTTTTATCTTAACGATTCTAATACTAACGACAATGATACGATTTCTATTCAGAAAGACTTACAAAGCGATTCGCCGGTGGTTCAAGCGGAACTACTATCAGAAAAACTTACAAAAAACATGGAACGATGAAAAAAATAACAGGCTTTTTGATTCGAATATTTAAATATAAAATAGTTCCTATCAATTTTAAAGTAGTCGGTTATAAGTGTTCTGAATGCGAGGCCGATTGTGAAAGATTTGATTGCCCATGCAAACCAGATGAAAAACTTATTAAAAGATTCAAGTAATGAAAGAAGATAAAATCTGGACTGATCTTGAAAGATACATCAAAATCATAAGCGACGAAATCCGAACGGCAAAGCCCGATCCTATTACAATAGATTTTTATCTATTTAAGATTGAAAGACGAATAAAAATACTAAAAGACTATTTAGATGATTGAAAAACGCTACAATAAGTACAAAGCTGAAAAGCAGACGTTTGACGGTCGTTCTTATCACAGTAAGAAAGAGGCGGATTATGCTGTTCAACTTGCATGGTTAAAGAAAGCCGGGGAGGTTAAAGAGATCATCCCTCAGTATAAACTCGACATCCGGGTTAACGGTAAGCATATAACAAATTATTTCATTGACTTCAAAGTAACCTATTCTGACAAGAGGGTTGAGTTAATTGAGGTCAAAGGTTTTGAAACGGATGTATGGAGACTAAAATGGTTACTTACAGAGGCACTATTAGAGGAAATTGAACCGGGATCAAAATTAGTATTAGTAAAATGAAAGGTCATCCTTGGACTGAAACCGAACTTGAAACCTTAAAACGGTTATACTCTGATACACAATGTTCAGAGATTGCAAAGATATTGAATTGCACTTTACATAGAATATATAACAAAGCTTTTCCGCTTGGACTAAAAAAGAGTGATACCTTTTTAGAATCAATCCAATCAGGGCGACTCAATAAATTAACTGCTTCTGGGGTTGCTTACCGCTTTCCAAAAGGTCATAAACCATTCAATAAAGGTAAGAAACAAAAAGATTATATATCAGAACAGGGTCGCTTAAACATTTTAAAAACAACTTTTAAACCCGGTCACTTGCCGCATAATACCAAATCGGACAAAGAAATTACATTAAGAAATGATGAAGGCAGACAATATAAATATATCCGAATTGCTTTAGGTAAATGGATTCCTCTACATGTTTACCAATGGGAAAAAGTTAATGGTCCGGTCCCCTCAGGGATGTTAGTAGTGTTTAAAAATAAAGATGCAATGAATTGTGATATATCAAATTTAGAACTTATTACACGCGAAGAGAATATGGCACGAAATACAATTCACAGGTATCCTCAGGAACTAAAATTTGCAATTAAAAAACTTCACCAATTAAAAAGACAAATACATGGCAAAGAACAAAATTCAGGACTTGAGAGATCATTTATTTGAGACAATAGAATTGCTTAAAGATAATGATCCTAAAACAAGTATAAGCATCGAAAAAGCTAAAGCTATTGCAGATGTGGCACAATGTATAATTAATAGTGCAAAACTTGAAATAGATTTTATTCGGGTGATTGACCATGCTGATGGTTTCTATCCTTCAACCGGATTTATTGAAATGGAAAAGAGAAAAATGATTGATAAATAAAATGACAGACCTTACTTTATTCGATCAATTAGAAGTAATGAGACCTATAAATAAATTCCATAACACAACAGGATTTAAAGGCGCTGAATTAAAGAGACGAGAATTGAAAGCAGGTACGCAAAACGAAGGGATATTAAAGTTCTTTCAAAGGAATCCAGGTTTATTATACACTCCTGAAGATGTCTGGAAGGTAATGAGGTTACCAAACACACCACTGACAAGTATCAGGAGAGGTATAAGCGACTTATCAAACAATAAGATGTATCAAAAAATGTTTGGTGAGGATGCACCGCTAGAAAAGACACAATATAAGAGACTTGGCAGTTACGGCGAATATTGCTTTACATGGAAACTAAAATAAATGAAAAACGACAATAATGTTCTTTTTAGTCATTCATCAGATGAATGGGAAACACCGAAAGATCTGTTTGAAAAACTGACTAAGCAGTACAATTTTACTTTAGATCTTTGCGCCACTTCTGAAAACCATAAATGTGACCAGTACTACACAAAAGAGCAGGACGGATTAAAGCAAGAATGGCCGGGTGTTTGTTGGTGCAACCCTCCATATTCAAATGTAAAAGCATGGGTTAAAAAAGCATATAACGAGGCACAAAAAGGATCTGTTATTGTTATGCTGATTCCGGCCCGGACTGATACCCGCTGGTTCCATGATTGGATTTATGAAATGTATGGGGTTGAAATTGAATTTATAAAAGGACGGTTAAAATTTTCGGGATCTAAATGGAGCGCTCCGTTCCCTTCAATGATTGTGACTTTTAAAAAGAATCCGATATTATTTTAAAATAAATGAGAAAACATTTTGATAATATAATTAATATGGCGATCTTTGCTTTTGTCAGATCAAGTCTTGGGGTCGTTAATGGCCCAGCAAACACCGGGCATTCTTTATTTTTAGCCCTTACAATACAGCGGTGGTTCAATTTCGTCCCGGAAACGGGAGACCCTGAGACAGGATCTGACAGCGGAAAAGACCACCGCTCTTTTATTGGCCTAATGTCAAAAACTGTCTTATCATGAGTAAAGAATCATTTTACTTTTCACACGACTATAATTCAAGGTCAGACCCAAAACTGATTAAGTTATCCATGAAATTAGGCATGGATGGAATAGGTATTTATTGGTGTGTTATCGAAATGCTTTACGAACAAAATGGATACATAGATTTAAGTAATTTGGAGAGTATTGCATTTGAATTGCATTCGGAATGCGATCGCATAAAAACCGTACTGCAAAATTTTGATTTATTTAAATTCAAAGGCGAATTATTTTATAGTGAATCAGTTTTGCGCCGATTAAAGAAGAGAAATAAAATTTCTTCCGGTGCAAAGCTATCAGCATTAAAACGCTGGCACCCAGATAAATATAATGATGCGGTTGCAATGCCAACGCATAGCGAAGGCAATGCTATAAAGGAAAGGAAAGGAAAGGAAATAAAAGAAAAGAAAGAAGAAGAAGAACCGCCCCCATCTTTTGAAGATTTTAAAACTTATGCTTTAGAAAATAATGCTGATATAGATTTATTAGCTCTTGAATTAAAATACAAATCCTGGGTCGAAAATAAATGGCGGGATGGGAATAATAAAAAAATATTGAACTGGAAATCAAAACTACTAAATACAATACCATACATAAAAAATAAAAACGATGGACTTAATAGACAACATTCTGGGCGACACGAAAAGAACGTTAACGCAATGTGGCCTGAGACGAATTAGTTATTTGCCTTATAAAATGGATTTTGCACTTTCCGTAATTGAACGGATAGGCAAAAGTATTGATCCTGATTTTTCATTAACACCGGAAGTGTCGGAAGTTTATAAAGAGCTTATAAGATATTTCCATGCTGATCCTGCTTTTAAAGGAGACTTGACAAAAGGGATTCTTTTAATGGGGCCTACCGGAACCGGCAAAACACTTGCAATGGAAATCATGAGTGTTTACAGACAAATTGATGATACTAAATTCATAATGAATGATAAGGTTTATAAAATGAATTATGAGATTATTGATGTAAACAGGCTCGTTAATTTTTTTATGGACAATGCTTTTGATGGGATTGATATTTATTGCAGGAGGTATATTATTTGCATTGATGATATAGGCACAGAGATTGATCAGGTTAAGCATTACGGTAATACTCTTGATGTGGTTAGTCATATTCTTGCTGAGAGATATGCAAGGCGATTAATAACATTTGGTACAACTAATTTCCCTATTAAAGTTTTGGAACAAAAATACGATGATCGGGTTACAAGCCGGATGTATTCTTTATTCAATTTCATTACTCTTAATTGTGCAGATTTTCGTAAATCTAAAAACCAATAATCATGAAACTAACTGAGATTACAATTATTAAAAAAATTGAAGCGGTCATTTGTGGTGGTGAGAGGGTAAGTATTGAAGCGATACATACAAAATCCCGCAAGAGAGAATTAGTGTTACCCCGCCAAATCATAATGTATTTCGCTTGTGAACTTGACGAATCATTGTCATGGGCAAAGATAGGGGAGTATTTTCTGAAAGATCATGCAACGGCCATATATGCTCATAAGACAATTTCAAATCTTATTGACACTGATAAAAATATTAAAATCAGGATGAAACGATATAAAATAAAGATTGTGGGCGTTAAATTTAATATTGATGATTCCGATAAGGATATTACCACAACACTTGAAAACGAAGTGCATAATATTGAAAACAGGATTTCTAAACTACGCCTCCGGGCTGAATTAGTCATAGCAGAGATAGAACGTCTTTATGTGTCTGTGAAAGCAAAAAAGCCAGTAGCTGAGATTAAGCCTGAAATCGAACCTATAAAATCCGAACCTGTCAAAATCATTAACAAAGAGCCTGTTTACGTGTCACCTTTTGCAGGCAAAGAATTTAAGTCGCATAATTACGCTGGGTACGTTGAACATCAAATAATTTAAGAGATATGGCATTAAATAAATCAAACGGCAATATGTACACTTGGATAACTCATACATGGAATACCGTAAAGGGTGAATGTCCGCATGGTTGTACTTATTGTTACATGAAAAGATTCGGCAAACAAAAGCCGGTTAGGTTTGATGAATCGGAACTAAAAACCGATTTAGGAGTTAATAACATAATTTTTGTTGGTTCATCATGCGATATGTTTGCTAATGACATTCCTGAAGAATGGATTAACAAAACGCTGGATCATTGTTATAAATCATGCCACAGAAACGGATTTTTATTGCAGTCTAAAAATCCCGAAAGAATGTTAAGGTTCAGGAATGAGTTTTGGGATTTTATCCGGGTATGTACTACAATAGAAACAAACAGAATATATCCTGAAATAATGAAATATTGCCCCGATCCATGGCGAAGGGTTAATTTTTTCAAACAGTTTAAATATAATCGGTATGTCACTATCGAACCTATACTCGATTTTGATTTAATAGAACTTGTTGAAATGATAAAAAGATGTAATCCTGTACAGGTCAATATCGGTGCTGATTCCGGTAATAACAACCTTCCCGAACCAAGTAAAGAAAAGCTTTTAGCACTGATTGATGAACTTAAGAAGTTTACAGTGATTGATCAAAAACGGAACTTAAACAGAATATTAAACTCATAACTATGACAAATAAAGAACGTGAACAGTTAATATTTAACCTTGGCAATACGGACACGGAGAAACAAAAGAAACTTGGTTATGGCTTTATGGATTGCCATTGCTTAAACCTACAAATATAGTTGAAGGCAGAGAACATAGAATATGGAAAATGACACCAGGTCCAGAAAGACAAAGATTAAGAAGTAAAACCTATTCCGGAATTGCGGAAGCTTTTGCAACTCAATGGAATTTTTAGTATTCACTTAAAAAATCGACATGAAAAAAATGATAACGATAATTTTAATACTAATGTTATCCATCCCGGTCTTTGCACCGGCGGAGAGATGCATTTACATTGAGCGACCAGAAGAGATACAACCGTATGAGAAAATATGGAATGCTACTTGTGAAGTTGAAAGCGGTTTTGATGCAATGGCGATCGGGGATAAACATTTGGAAGAGCATTCCTATGGCATTGTACAGATCAGAAAGGCACGTTTAAGCGATTATTATAACAAAACAGGGGTAATGTACTCCGAAAGGGACATGTTTGATCCTGCGAAAGCAAAACGGGTATTTCTGTGGTATTGTTCCGGTACTGACATGGAAGTAATTGCACGAACATGGAATGGAGGAGAAAAGGGGATGAGTAAAAAGTCAACTGTTAAGTATTGGAAACTCATAAAAGCAAAGTTATGAAAACAGAATTAAAGAAAGTTTATTATTGTGATTATTGTAAAAAACATGGACTTTCGGCTGGGTCTATTTCTCGACATGAAAGGTTTTGTAAATTAAATCCAGTCAATAAATGTAAATGTTTTAATCATTGCGTTTCATTAAAAAAATCAGCGAAGTTAATTTCTCCGCATTGCGATCCTGAAAGTTCATATTCATACAAAACTACTTTTACTTGCATGTTAACCGGGCAAAAAATGTATTCTTATTTACTTGAAAAGAAAGCTAATTTTAAATCAGAATATATTAAAGACCTCGTAAGAATGCCATTGGAATGTAATCTTTATAAGGAAATGAGTAGTTATGAAATTGAAAGAAGATATAATCCAGAACAGGAGGAGTTATGAGCGATTATGCTATTGATGATTTTGGTCATGCAGTTTTTAAGGCAGAAAAGAATAATTACAATGTGCCAACTGATTGTTACGGAACGATAAAGATGATTGAAAATAAGTATGTGCTTTTTGAAGATAATAACGGTACACCTTATCTGGTTGAAAAGAAGAAGTTTCAATTTGAACGTAAAGAATTTAAAAATACTAATCTATGAAAACGCCGATACTAAAACCCTATTATTGTAAGCATTGTGGCAAAACAGTTTATAGAGATTCAGATAAAAAATGGGTGAAAAGTTATTGTTCATTTGCGAATAAAAAAGTTCATTTAATCAAAATTAACTTATGAAAACAAAACAAAGAGTAGCAGAAACAATAATGCAGATACTGACTGAAAATTTACAACTTGACATGCCACATCCGGTAGCTGCAAGAAAGAAAGTAACTAAAGAGATTATTGAGTTATTTGATCAGCAGACAGCTCATCTAAAGTTGATCAATGAGCAAGAGCCAAAGCAGCATGTATTTTTAATTCATCAGGACGGGAATACCGCACGTCTTTATAAAGATGGGGTAAAGGTATCGCCGGAAGAGTTTACTACCTTTTATGGATGCGAAATGACTCCCGAACAAAAAGAATTATTACGAATTACAAAGAAGAATTATTTTGAATCTATTCAGCCAGAGGGAATAAGACAGGAGTTAATAAAGTTTGCACAACAATTTTATGCTGACGAAGAAACTTGTATTCATAATATTGACGAGTATCTCAAGTCAAAGCAACCATAACGGATAGTAAATAAGTAAAACAGTAACAAATGGCAAAAATAATAATTGAGAACAGAAGCGATTTAAACGATTATAATTCACTTGCAATAGTGATGCACATTGTAGGAAATGGGAGAGAATCAAATAACGGAAAACAGTATTGCTATTTGACCGTATTGGGTTGGTATGGAAAAGTATATCAGGTTGCTACTGATTTGAATAAAAAATCAGACCGATTTGTAATTAATAACCAACCAGTAGAATCAGAAGATCAGCCAAAGAAGATATTCCAAACAAGTGAAGAGTATTATAAGATTAATAAAAAATAAAGAATCATGAAAAAGATGTTTAAAATTATTGCGTATGGCGTTATTGGAATCATAGGATTAACTCTGGCTACACTTATTGTTGTTATTCCTTCTGCGTTATCAGATGCAACAAAAAATAATAATTGGTTATGGCTATACACTCCTCATATTATTGGCTTATTGATATTATTAGGATGGATTATCTATACAGAAATAGATGAGTAAGCCCTATTAAAAAATAAGTATTGTTGAAAACACAAAACACTTGCTCATAACTTCTTAAATTAATTTAGTCTAATTTAAAATAGATTGCTTAACTTGCAATTGTTTTTCATAGGTTTAGTTAGGATTGGTTTAGGGAGCCCAGCACTGCCAAAACAGGATGACGCGTAATGGGCTCCTTTTTTCCAGGTATTAATTTAAAAAAGAAAATCATGGAATCATTAAGCAAAAAACAAAGATTAATTGTAAGAGAGGTTTGGCGTTTAAAACCTTATCAGAGAATTACTGAAAATATCAAAGAATGGATTGAACGGAATATTTACTCACTTTAACGACCAGTCGTTTTAAATTAAGATTATGAATATTTTTTATTGTGATATATGTAACGCTCTAATGGAACTTGAAACGAACTTAAGTTCATATAAACGGCATGGCAGTAATCACAGGCGCCGGCGCTTTAAATGTACTGTTTGTGATTATACGAAGGTAATCTATGCCGGAGGCGAAAAGGATGAAAAGTATTTCCCGGAGGAAGGAATTTATATTGTCAAAAAAATGTTTGAGCAGGAGGAAATAAACAGATCATGAATGAATTACAAACCACAGTATTAATCATTAGAATTACATAAAATAAGTATTGTGTAATTTCACAGATAATTTAAATTTGTGAAAAAAGCAATGCCAAAGAAACCGGTAAAAAAGGGACTTTATGTCAAAATAACTCTAAAAATGCCTCGCATCGTGAATATTGAACATGAAAAGATATTAAAGAAAAACCCGATATTTAAAAACTAACCTATGAAGAAACTGCTATTATTGATTGGATTTGTATTTATGCTTTCTTGTGAAGAAAAAAACATACCTGATATTTGCTGGGAATGTACTGCTATCATTTATGGGAATGCAGTTAACGATACTGTCTGTTACGATATGATAACAGATATTGAGGACTATAAAGCAAGGATGTATGAGTTTTACCAAGGCGGATGTACGTCCGTGGAATGTGAAATGGTGCCGGATACAACAAATAAGATTAAATAATACACAAAACAAATAAATGGCAGCACCAAAAGGGAAAATAGAGCTTAATAAAATATTCGATGAAATTATTAATGAGATTTCAGAGAAGGGTAATTCTCTTATTGCATCACTGAAAGGCCGAATGTCTGCAAGTACTTTCTATGGAATGCTAAAAGATGAGGCAAGGTCGCAAATTTACACGCGCGCGTGCGAGGATCGAGCTGATTTAATGGCAGATGAGATACTTGAAATAGCTGATAATATTAGTGGGGACATGATAATTTTAAAGGATGGCAGGGAGGTAATTGACAATGCAGTTGTTAACAGGGATCGCTTAAGAGTTGATTCGCGCAAATGGTTGCTTGCAAAGTTACAACCTAAGAAATATGGCGACAAATTAGATGTTGCTCATTCCGGCAGCGTCACTCTTAACTTCGATTCAGATGATAAGAATTTATGACCTTCAAAAAGACATTAGCGCAAAAAATAGCAGTTAAATTACTTGGAAGTGTAGCTAAATTTATTCTCTTATACGGAGGTTCCCGGTCTGGAAAATCATTTATAATTATTCGCACAATAATTTTAAGGGCGTTAAAAGAACCTGGTTCAAGACATTTGATCGTCCGGTTTGCATTTAACCATGCTAAACAGAGCCTTTGGCATGATACAATTCCTAAAGTATTATTATTATGCTTCTCAGGCGTTCATCCATTAGAGAATAAAACAGACTGGTTTTATCAATTTGATAATGGATCTCAGATATGGATAGGGGGACTGGACGATAAAGATCGTACAGAGAAGGTTTTAGGTAATGAATACGCATCAATATTTGTTAATGAGGCTTCTCAGATCAGTTATAGTTCATATTGTTTGTTATTAACCAGGCTCGCACAAAATACAAAGT